ATATGTACTCATTAGTTAATTTCGTTTAAAAATGTTAATAAACAAGATTCCGCTTCAAAAGTTCCACCATCTGCTAAAACTCTTGCTTTGAAAGCGTCAATTATCACTTGATTAGGGTCAATTCCTACTATATCAGTATCGCCTGCCCAACTTTCAGAATGAGAAGCACCCCAACTAATATCATTGTTAACAGCACTTTGCCCCCAACCTATATCGTTATTTTTTGAACCTTGTCCCCAATCGCTCATTTTCTATTTTTTTTAATTGTTCTACTTTAGCTAAATATAGTGTTAGCTTTTTTAAATTCTCTACTTTTGGTTTATTATATTTCCCAGCCACTATAATAATTTTTTGTATCAGGATTTACATCGTCGTTTGAATTGCTATTATACTCAGGATAATCAGAATTATTAAAACACATAAAATCAATAAATCTTTGAGTATAACTTTCTGCAATATCTCTTTCTTTTTCAACTAAAAAATCTACTTCGGTTTTTTCTACATTTGAAGCGTTTTCAGACGTATGTTTAAACAACCCTTTATTGCTTAACGTATAAGCAGCAAAAGGCAAATAATACACCATTGCCCAATGAATCAACATAGGCTTAATATACGTAGTTAATAACGTTTTATATTTAGCGTTTTCAACATCGTTAATAGTATCGTTTAATATTAACGTTTGTAACTTTTCATATAATTGTGTACCTAAATAGTTTTGAATTGTAATGTCTTGACTAATTTTAATATATTCAATAAAATCATCAGCATCAAGATTTCCATTTACAATAGTAAACTTTTTTATATCTTCTGTACTTATTAATAATGCGTATGCCATAGCTTAATTAGTTTTTAAATCCTCTTTTTTCCCAATACTCTTTAGTATATCCTTTGTAAGGCATATCACTTGGCTTCATTGCAACTTCTTTTGGATTTCTTAATCTGTATCCATATTGTTCAGCTTTTGCAATACTCAAAGGTTTTGCGTTTGGATTTGTAGGGTCTATTTTTGTATCAAAACTTGCATATGTTCTACGTAACCATTTATGATTGCATCTCGCTCCTCCTTTGTATAGCCAAATTGAATAAGTATCAGCACCATTTTTACCAAAACCAGCGTTAACCGCTACATCATCCATTGCTAAAATATCCTCTTTTCTATATACTTTGTTAGCACTTAACATTTTATTACAAAAAGCACGCTCTCCTGTTTCGTTTCCGCTATAAACATAACGTGTTATAAAGTTAACGCCATCAATTTCTTTATCATCTTTTGACTTTATTCTCGGTTTTGCAGTTCCTGTACTTACTAAATTTACTATTTTAGAAAATAAACTTTGTTCTTTTTTCTTGTTTAGCTTTTCAATTTCAGCATCAAGTTCGTCTTCTAGCTCATAATTAACTTCGTTTTCGTCTATTAAGTGCCATTCATCAGATAATTCTTCTCCTTTTTGAATTAACAAATCAGCTAAATTTTCTTTTAAATCAGAAGCACAACAAACTTTAGACAAACTCAATCCAGTTTCTTCTTTAATTTGGTCTTGACTTTGTGCATTTTCTAAATCAGTAAACTCTAAAGGTTGAATAGTTTTAAAGAATAACTTTAATTTAATTCCGTTAACAGCTAAAATTTCATCTAACGCTTCAATTATTTCTAATTGATAAGGTTTAATTACCAAGTTATCATATAATAAAGTAGCTGTTTTGATTTCGTCTGCATTGTTTCCTAAACCGGCACCTGTATCACGCACGCCTAAAAGCATAGGAGATGTAACTCTATGCCCTACAATTAATTTTTCAAAACATTCTTTTGCTAAATATTCATAGTGTGCAGGTGCATCGTTTAAAGGAATATCAATAACTTCCGTTGATTGCTCTTTGTTGGTAGAAAAAGAAACAATAGTCTTTTGCCCTTTTGCACCTGTAACTTTGCGTTTTACATCGTTTGCAATTTCCTCTCTTTTTTCTTCAGGTGGTATTCCGTTATTAAAGTTGATTATCTTTGTACCACTAAAGCCATTCTGCACATCATTAATTAAATAGTCTGAAATTTCTTCCTCTAATTTAGCATAAGGTAATGCACCACTATAATCAATAGGCGTGTAATAATGGTATCCACTTAAATAAGGTTTTACAATAAAAATTTCAACGTCTTTTTTGTTGCCAAAACCAAAAGCAGGTATTCTTTTTAATTCATCGCTTTGTTTTTTATTCGACCAATCAGGATGATAATACCACGCTTCAATTTCGCCTTTATCATTGCATTTTTCAGCACGTAAAGTATGCATTGGGAAATGGTCAATAAAAGAAACTTCGCCTTTATTGTACCCAATTTGTAAAGCACCCATTCCTAATAATTTACGCTCTAAAGCTAATTTTTTTAATGCTTTAGGCTTAATTAAAGAAATCATTTTAGCGTATTCGTCAGGCTTTTTGTTGCTGTCTAATGCACTAATACCTTTTCCGTAAATCATATTAGCACAACCGCTAATAATAGCGTTGTTTGTTGTACTATATAAGTATCTGTCTATTAGAAATTGAAAATAATTATTATCAGCACCATATTCAACAAAATCCCCTTTTTTACTTTCGCTTATTGTAGGGCTTGTATAGGCACTTAAATTCAAAATGTAACTATTCATATATTTTATATTCGTTAGTTGTTGTATGCTCTACGTATTGGTCTTTATTTATAGAATACGTTTCTTTTGTTTGGTTAGTACAGAATATCTTATCTCTATAAACTACATTTGTACCATCTTTAATAGTAAGAGTGTAATATTTATTTTCTTTAATTGGTAACACTACCGAAGTAGTAACGAAGTATTTATCAATAGAAAAAACGCACTCTATTTCAGTTTCGATATTTGTTTCCTCATCTCTAATTACAATAGAATCCGCCTCGCTACCATAGATAATAGCGTTTAATGTTTGCGGTTCTTCTTGTTCTCTTAAAATAATCATATACTCTTTTATATTAAAACAAGAAAAACATTGTTTTGTTAAAATAAAAAAAGCGTACCGATTAAAGTACGCTTTAAAAACATGATTGTAAAAGTATTAAGTTCCTGAAACAACAGTAAACCCAGCACCAGCTAAAGTGTCACCAATGAAGTTAGCAGGTACTTTTTCTTGACCTGTTAAAGTCAAAGTATAACCGCTTAAATCTCCCATTGCACCACCTGTAACAATTGTACCACCTGTTACGTCCATTCCGTGTTGTAAACCTGCTAAAAAGAAGTTTCCGTTGTTATCTTCTACAATAACTTGAGGTCTACCATAAGCCATAAGTTTTAATTCTTTATGGTCTTTAATAGTTAGTTTTTTAAAAGTAAGTTCTAAAACTTGCTCGTAGAAAGTCGTTCCGTTTTCACGTGAACTATTAATGTTTTGAGTAAAGGTAGAAGCACCTTTTAACTCATATTTATAAGCTGATGGCGTACCAGCTACTGTATCGATTACGTCTGTATTAGTTACGTCATAAGTTACACCTGTCATATCGCCAAAATTAACGAAATAAACAGCTTTTAAACCACCAACGCTATCTTTACAAACTTCTAATCTTCCCGATGTTAAATCACAAGACATAGTATATTTTTTTTAGTTAATATTTTTTTTTAATTCTTCCTATATTATAAAAAGGCTTCATATCTTCTTTATATATTTGAAATTCTTTACCTTCGTAATTAACCCAAATTTTATTTAATGCAGTTGCATTATGTTTTTTGGTTATATTTAATTTAGGTTCAAAATTTTCTATTATAAAATGCTCTAATTCAAGTCTGCTATCTTCATCAGTTTTAGCAATTACTTTTATTAAATGCTTTTCAAAACCATATTTATTAAAGCTATCGTATATTTTGCCTTTTCTATTTCTTTTTAAATTGTATTTATGTTCTGTTTTTCTTTGTGCTAATTTGTTTTTAGTACTCCCTATGTAAACTTCACCTATCGGATTTGTAATACTATAAATAATTCCTTCCATAACACAAATATACAAAATTAAAATAAATATTAAAAAAAAGGCGGTGTTTATTGCACCACCTTTTTAGTTAGTACTAATTTAATTAAGCTGGAGTGTAAAGTACGATTTCAGAACCGATACCATATTGAACAGCAGCAGTAAATCTCATAACAACTCTTACGTTTTGACTTCCATCGATGTCAGCCATATCGATAACTTTTACTTCATTGTGGTCAGCTAATAAACCTGTACCGAAATATAAGTTTGATTTTTGAGCAGCCATCATATAGTTATTAGCTAATCCGTTAGCAACAAATAATTTAACTCCGTCAAAAGTTAAAGAACCATTATTGAACCATTGAGTTCCCATTGCGTTAGTACCATTAGCACCTAACCCTGAAGCTCCAAATCCACCTAAAGCACGAACATAAGCACGAGCAACGTTTTGAGAAACGTAGATATACAAATCTTCTTTTCCGTATAATGCAGCAGGAATAGCGTCAACTACTTCTCCTAATTCAGCAATAACATTTGAAGCTGTAATAGTTGTACCTACTACGTCAATTACGTTAGAATCAGCAGTTGCTAAAGTTACTAAACCATCGAATTGACCAGCAGTAGCGTTAACACCTCTCCAAATAGAAACTTCATTATTTTCTGCTACTTTAGCAGCTACGTGAGCAATTAAATAATCAGCAAATGATTTCGGTAAGGTGTCAAAAGCTGACATTCCCATTTCGATTGATTGCCAAGTTGAATGAAAATCTTTTTTACAAAGTTGTAAATTTACTTGAAATTCCTCAGGAGTGATAACTCTTTCAGTCAAAGTAACTGTTGAAGTTGGGTCAAAATCACAAGTTGCGTTTTTAACAATTCCATCAGTCGCAATTCTTTGAATTACTTCTTTGTATTTTACGTTTGGTCTTACTTCGATACCACCATTTTCGATAGTATTAGAAGATAATAAAGCTGCTGAAATATATTTTTTTGCAAATTCACCAGCATAAGTAGTTGTAATACTTGTTGTTGTAGCCATTTTTTTTAATTTATTAGTTTGCTATTTTACTCATTACTCTGTCGATAGTAGTCATTTCTCTATTTTGTGAGAATAAAACTCTTTCTTGTTTTACTTGCGCATCAGGATTGTGTATTAAAGGTTGTGCTGATAATTCAACAATTTCTTCTTTAACTTCTTTCATAGATGCTAATTCTGTTTTTAATGCTTCGATTTCAGATTTTAAAGCGTCTACTTCCTCAGATGAGAAATGTGATTCTTTAACTACTGATTCGATTACCTTTTTAGCAGTTGGTGCAGGTTCAGCAGCTTGTTCAACTTCAACCTCAACTTCAGGAGCTTCTTCAGTTGGTGCATCCTCTTTGATTTCTGCAATTTCGCCTTCTGTCGCTACTACTAAAATACGACCGTCTTCAAGAATATACTCGCCTACTGGCAATGCTACTCTATCTTCGCCATTAACAATAAACACCGCTTGACCAGCTTCAAACATTTCTGCTTCTATTACTGTACCGTTGTCTAATGCCATTTGTTCAAGTTTCACTTCCATTCCTAAAAGTTTCTTGATTTCTGTAATTACGTTTGACATATTTATAACTATTTTAAATTAAAACACGATTTGTTAAATGTTGTTGTATTTTTTATTATTTTATAAAGTTGAAATAACTTTATTTAATTTATCACCATAAGACTTATATTCTTTTGAATCAGATAAAGCAATATTTAAATCTTTATAAGGTTGAATATTATTTACATCAATTCCTAAATCTTTAGCTTGTTTTTCAATTTCAGATTTTAATTTTAGTAATATATTGCTTTTATCAACGCTTTTTTTAACAAAATTTTCAGCTTCTCTTAATGAAGCAATAGCTCCTTTTATTTTTGAATTAGCAGTATCAGTTGAATTAAAATATTCTGTAATTGCTTTTTCAGTATCTTGCAATAATCCTAATTTAACATTATGCGAGCCTAATTCAGTTTTAGTAAACAATTTACCAAATACGTTTTTTTCTTGTGGTGTCATATTATTATTGATTAATTCTTACAATTGTTCTTACTCCGTTATTTTCTGTAATCGTTACATTTTCATTTGTACCGATTGTTTTTCCAATACCTTGATTTTGTAAATCTCCGTTACAACATTCTTTGCTATAAGTTCCGTCATCGCATAAGCAACCACGTTTACCCCCTTTTGGACTTGTTTTACTTTTTGTTTTCATATTCTGTTATTAAGTTTTTAATTTGTTCAATTACATTTGGTTGTTTAGATAATTCTTTTTTAGTTTCTAACTTGTCAGCAAAATATCCCTCTAAACTAAACCCTTTTACTTTACCTGTTTTTACATACTCATTCCAAATAGTATCATCTTCAACTTTTACCGAAGCCATCCACGTACCAACAGGAACTGATAAATTATAAATTGCTGACTTGTCTTTTTGCATATCTTCAACTATCCAACTTTCAACAACGGTTAAGCCTTTTATTGACTTATTATGTTCTAAAGTCCAATTATTCTGATTACCATTTTTAAAAAACAATTGTGATGCTTTGTTTACCGTATCTTTTGAAAAGTAAATATAATATTCATCTTCGCCGTTACGTCTGTAAATAGGCTTTTCAGGAATTAAAACCGCACCCATTAAAATGCGTTTTTCGTTTGAAACCTCAGCAAGTTTTATTTCTTCTGATTTTAACGCAACAAAATTAGATTCAATGGCAGGAGTAGCTACAACTGAAATAGCATCTACACCACTCATTTCATCTTTTTCGTCAATTATAAGTTCAATTAAATTCATAAGTCTTTTATTTTAAAACATTATTTTTTGTTTTTTGTTATTTTTTTATATATTTGCATTGCCTTTGTTACCATGCTTTTAAATTTAGAGTTATTATTATCATTAAAGCCACCCTTTTGAGGTGGCTTTTTTGTTATAAAGTAGCGTTATTAACTAAATTTCTATCTAAAGCCTGCTGTGTAGTAACTTGACTTCCTACAACAAACGCTTGTATAGGTTGTTGATTACCTAATGTTTGTGCAATTTGATTTACTCCTGTATTACCTACAACATTGAAACTTGGTGCTGGTGCGGAACCAGTAGGAGAATTTGCACCATTGCTTGAACTACCACCTGCACCACCACCGCCTAAAGCACTTAATGCTTTTGAAGTTGCGGCAATATTTGCAGCGATACCAACAGCGGCACCTACTTTATTTAATACTAATTTAGTAGCTAAATAAGCAGACCCTGCTGGACCCATTAAAGCTGCGGCTGCTCTATCGGCTGCGTTTGCTGCTTGTGTTGACGTTACAATTTTCGCAATACCCATAGCTGATTCAGCAAGTATTAATCCCTTTTGTATTGCTTTATTTTTTTCAAACACTCCTTTTAAAACATTAATGCCACTTTCAGCAACTGCAAAAGATGATTCTTGAATTGCTTTTTTGCCATCTGCAATAGCTTGTTCAATTGCTATTTGATTTTCCCCTTGTTTTTTTATTTCATTACTTCCTTTTTCTCCAAATGCTTTTAACGCTTCAAGTCTTTTTTCATCATTAGATTTTACTTGCTCAATTCCTTTTTGAATAACCTCTTGTTGTTGTTCAAATAGTTTTTTTTCTTCAGCTAATGCTTTTTCTAATTGCTCTTTTCGTTTATCTAAATATTCTTTTTGTTTAGCTAAAGCATCTTTATTAGCTTGGTCATCTATATTTTTAATTGATAACTGAAAACCTGCCCTATCGTTTTTTAACTTTTCAAGTGCCTTTAAACTTTCTTTTCGTGTTTCTTCAGCTTTCTTTTTTTCTGCTTCAGGGTCAAATATTAAACTAACACCTTTGTCAACTAATTTTTCAAAACCTTTTGCAAGTCCAAATTCTTGTCCTAACGCTTCACCTACTGCATCAACTCCTTGCAATAATAAACGCAAAGGCGTTTGAATAAAATTAATTATACCTACTAAAATATCTTTATTACGTTGCGCTGCTGCTATTTGAGCTTGCGCTGTAATATCATTTTGTTTTATTTGATTTTCAGTAGCTTTTATTACTTGGTCAGTCTGTGCTATTTTTAATTTTAAAATATCTTTTTCAGATTTCCCTTGTAACTTTAAAATATTTTCTTGTCCACCTATTGCGTCTAATTTCGATTGCTCAGATACTACATTTTGAGCAGCTAATTCATTTAGTTTTTCTTGCTCACTACTTACACCATTTACTGCTGTTTTTATGTCATCCCAATATGCTACAATACCACCTAAAGCAAGTAAGAAAATTCCAAAACCAGTAGCAGCTATTCCTGTTCTAATTCCCTGAAGTGCTATTTTTGCACTCATTCCCATAGCTTTAAATGCAGTAGCACCTTCACGAATACCACGCACACCCTCAGCTAATGCCATAGCTCCTTGAACTTTAAGCAACGCTTGTTCAAGTTCTTCTGACTGATTACCTGTTAAAGCCATTGCACCTTGAACACCTGCAAACGCAGACGTAACACCTTGTAAAGCACCGCCTAATTTAGAATCAAATGTAGTTGCTGAAGCATCAACAACCATATCTGTTTGCATTTGAACTTTACGATAGTTAGCTACTGTTTGAAGTAAATCTTGATATTCTTGAGTAGCGCTTTGACCAGCTAAAGCAAGTTCGTATAGTCTGTCCTCAGCTTCGCCCATTCGAGTAGTAAGCGGTTGTAAATCTCCGTAGACTTCCTCAAATGTTTTGTCGACCGAACGTGCCGACTTGTCTACTTTTTGAAGTGCTTTATCTAAATTATCTAAACCGCCTACTGCTTTTAGTTCGTTAACATCAATCTCTATCGTTTTTGTAATTGCCATTTTATCGCTTGTTTAAATTCTTTAAAATTTTCAGGTAATTTATATTTACCTTTTGCTATGTCTATATTTTCGCTACTACCCATTTGTTGAATTTGTAGCATTTCAATAATTAATTTAAGCATCTTGTATAATTGGTATTTTAATTGTTTGATTTGTTCCATCTTCTAATGCCCATTTCGCTTGAATATATCCTATTCTTTCAGTAGCTGTAGGATTATCTAATATTGTTACATTTATAGTCGTATTTTCGTAATAAGTACCAAGGCTGTAATTTATCCAAGCTTCATCTGAAGTAACCATTATTATTTTTTCCCAATCCGATAATAAAAGTAATACTTCGATTTCTTGCGCTGTGTTATCTACTAAATAAACAGGCTCTAAAGAGTATCTATTACCTATTGCTACATTTCCATCACGATAATCTGTTAATAATTCTAAATCCCCTTCGCCTGTTGTTAAGTCAAAATTCATTTTATTAATAGTATATCTTTTATCTCGAATTACTATTCTGTCATTTAATTGAATATTTTTTAACTCAACTGGATTGAATTTGCATTTTACATTAAGCAATCTGCCTTTAATGTCAAAAACATTTCCTAAATAATTACTATAATGTCTTTTGTATAAACCATTGCTAACAGCGTTTAAGTACCAAGGACTTACTTCTTCTCCCCAATTCAATGTAATTATACTACCGTTACTAATTTCGTTTGAAAAACGTCTGTAATTATTAACATCTGTTGTTGAGCTTGTAAATAATTTAATTGGAGTTGTTAACGATTGCAAACCATTATCGTACATCAATAAAGGTTTAGGCACGTAATTATTTAAGTCTTTGTTTTTAAACGTTACAGTCAAAAAATTACTATCGCTTTTACGCTCAAATAAAGGATTTTCAAAAGGTAAATCAACTGTAAACGTGTTACTTTCTAAACTATCTATTTGTTCGTACGTTAAATCCCCATACTCAAAACCTCTTTGCGGTTGAAATAACTCATTAAATTTTGTGTTTAATATGTTTTCGCTTTTTTGATATTTGAAATTAATGTTTTTATACATTGATGTCTTTTTAATTTCAAAGTCATCTGTAATTATATTTTCAGATATATCATTAAACTTACCATTGTTATAATATAATTCAAGTGGTATTAAATCAAAAGTCAATTCATCTGTTGGAATTACAACTAAATTAAATGCTTTTATTAAGCCTGAAATAAAATCAACTAATTTTAAGTCAGGTGCATAACTACCTATATTAATTATAGATTGTGTTGTTTGACTTGTACCATAAGCGTTGTAAGTTACAAAACCTTCTATTACTAATTTTCTATAAAACAATTGACTAGTAAATGTCAATGGCAAACTACCTTGAACATAAATAGTATATTTGTCGTTTGCATTTTGAGTATTTCTATTTCCTGAAAAGAAAGTATTTGTAGTAACTCCTATTTGATTTGAAAATGAATTAAATAAAGCTCCATTTTTATAAATCAAAACATCATAAGGAATGCCTAAATCAGTTGGAGTGATTTTTATTTTTATAATTCTTTCATTACTACCTATTCCACCACCCGACAAACCTATTTCATCTGTTGTCAAATTAACTTCAGTATTATTTAAAGAGGAATCCTTACTTGTAAAATTAACTTTAAGCGGTGCTGTTGGAACAGATAACGTTTCTGCATTTTTAAACAACATCCACAACTTAGAAAATTGAACATAGTTAGTAAAAGCACCTGTAAAAGATATACCATATTTGTAGTTTATCTTTTGCAAAATAGTAGCTACACTAATAGCAGGAAATAAACTATTCCAATGTATAGCACCTGAAGTGTGCGTTACATCGTTTGAAGTTCCTGTACCATATTCGTAAATTCTATCGTGTGCGAACAATGGATATGCAACATCTTCAGTAGACGATGTAATTCTTGTATAAACTTGTCCGCTAGTGTAAGAATGATTTAAACTGCTAAAGTCTAAATTGCTTAATTTATCCTCTTTTAAAATATCTTTAATATTCTTAGCATTACCAAAAAAGTTAATAGTATAGTTTAATGGCTTACCGTTTTTAAATTTAACATTTGACAAACTAAAACCACCTTCACGAAATGGGACTGTATCAATTTCAATATAACCTTTATATTTTATGCGTTGGTCAAATCCACCGTCAATTGCACTTTCGTACCAATGTTTAAAAATTTCATTATTTCTTTGCGATGCTGGAATAGTAAAACTTTGAGTAAAATCAGTTTTAGACTTTGAAATGTCCGCGATGTCTTGTATTGAACTTGTAATACTAATTTTTTCATCGTTAAACAATTCAATTCTTTGATATTGTTTTATGAAACCCTCAAACCCTGGGTCAGGAATTTCTTCCCCTATTACTAAAGGAGTAGTATTAACATATTTATCAGATAATATATATAGAGCTACTTCCATTATACAACGTCGTTTATCAAATTATAACTATACTCAAACTCTATTTCATAGTTAATGTTCTTGTCTTTTAAAGATGTCTTTTCTTCAAAAGAACTTGTAATAATATTTACAGGCTTGTTGTCTAATAATATCACTTCGCTAACCATTAAATCTTGAATTAACTCAGAATAATTCTCAGGCACAAACCCTGTATTACATTTTACTTTTTGTTTTAAATCGTTATTGAATACTCTCTTTTGCCCTTGTAATGGATTGTAATCAATTGACGAAGGTAAAAGATTGTAACTTTCAGACTTTCCTTCAAACGTGTTTATTTTAGCTTTAAAAAAAGTAATAGGTTGCCAGCCCCCATAACGATTAATAAAGTAACAAGTCATTGGTGTATATTTAGGCTCGCAAATTTCTTGTACATTAATTGTGAATTCAATAGTGGTTCCATTATTTAAAAGATTAGCACCATTTATTAAAGGTAACTTCCAAACGCTCGGACTTATATTGTCAATATCATAATCTCCATTGTTATTTGTATAAACATAAGAAGCTGTTGATTCTATATAAACATTAATATAAGTGTTTGCGTTTGTTTTATACACTTCAATATCTTCATTAACCAAAGGTACAACTACATTTGTAGTGCTTTGATTGTAACCACCGCTATAATTATTAAAACCATTTAAACAAATAAAAATTTCGTCAAAAACAGCAACGTCGTCTGAATATCCTATAACTTGCATATAACACCAAGTGTTTACATCTTCCTCAGTAGGTACTGTTACTAAAGTAGGCGCAATAGGATTAATATATTCTTTAGCGTAATTAGAGACATTATAGTGCATAGACGTTTGCATTGTGCTAACAGCCTTTTTAGACAAAGTATATTGCGGAATAGTTGGAGTGGGATTACCTTTGTTCCACAAATATATTTCTATTTTAGAAGTTGTTTGTCCAGCTTCATCTATTACAATAAAATATGGACTTCTTATGTTTATCTTTTTCATTTCTTATTAATTGTATATTCTAAAAATTGCTCTACATCTAAACCATACGCTTCAACTAATTCATCTGGCAAACGTTCAAACGCTTTTTCAAATGGTTTAGTAAAAAATAAACTCGGTTTAATTCCATTCTTAAAAATACTATTACGAACTAAAAACGCTGTTGATTGATAAGACATGAATTTTCCGTTATCTTTTCTAAATTGAAAACGTCTTTTCTTTACCCAATCAGTAATAGGTTTTAATGGTGGCTTTTTACTTTTATAACTAAATGGTGTATTATATTTTTTTTGTGTTCCACTAACTCCCTTGTCTTGAAATGTTCCATAATCTTCCATTAAAAAAGCTAAACGAAAACTATTTGCGCCGACCTCAATTTCTTTATCTAAACTATTGTATAATTTTTTGTCTACATTTTTATTTTGTTTAGACAAATTACTTCTACTCTGCTGAATTACATACTTAGCAAACGCGTTTAAATATTCCTTTGTATTTTTTTTAACTAACATATAGTCATATTATTTTTTACCACAACGTCAAACGTCAATGCCCAACCTGATAAATCATTTTCAAATCTTTCAGTAAATGGTTCAAAGTTTGGATTTCCTGTTAACTCCCAAAAGTCAGAACGCAAATCGCCACGATTTAATCTATCCATAACACGAACACCAACAGCTAATTGAGTATTCCAAATGTCTACCTTATTGCTTTCGTCTTTTTGGTCTAACAAATCCATCATTAAAATAGTAACATTAAATTGAATTACATTACCTAAATGAGTGGCACTATTTACCATAATGTGCGACAAAGGAAATAAAGTCCTTTTAGCTAAATCAACTTGAAAAATATCGCCTTCAGTAACTGTATTTACAAAAGGTTCTTCTTGTAACGCTTCTTTTATCTTATTTATTAAATCATATACCATTACGCTTTAAATTTTTAATTTCTATTTCTGTTTTTTCTTTTTCAAATAATAACCAAGTCATTAGTTGTTTAATTGGTAATCGTTCAACCGTTTCAAAGTTGAGAATGTTTCCTCCAGCTGCAGCGTAAATTGACTGATACCAACCCCATTTTTTTCCAAAATTTGCTTCGCTTGTTCCGATTGCTCCACTTCTTTCAATATAAAGTCCTTCAAATTGGTTACGCAATCGTTGTGCAAATGATAAAAAAAAAGCATAGAGCCTAAAGCAATATCTAATGGCATATATTTTAAAACTTCTGAATACTTATCTGAACCCTCATAATCTTCAATAGTGTATAAATCTTTTACTTTTGACTTAATAGGTCTGTAAAGTACAGCCATTGCTTTGTGCATTGTTTCTGTACTACTCAAATAAGTTTCTAAATCTATAAACTCTCCTGAAGAAATATCTTCTAATTTTGGAATGAATCCAAATTCATAAACACCTAATTTAAAAGTCTGTGTTAACTTTGGTTTTTGTTGCAAAAGATTATTTAAGTGTGCTAATATATCAGATACATCAGCAATTCTAATTCGTGCAACGTCTTTTAACTCTACGTTACAAAAAATCTCAATAGTCTTTTGGTTAACGAACTCACTCGGTTCGTTATTAGCAATTAACTTTTCAAACCTTTGGTATTGGTATAAAGTTATTTCGTTCAGCTTTTCAGGTATTTTTATATCTATCTTCATCTATTATTAAAACATTAAAAGTTATTTTTTGTATAAAGCACTTTAATCTTTTTTATATATTTCGTTGTAGTCTGAATCTTTTTCACCACACCAAAAAGACTTAACATTATCAATTGTTATATCTTCTAACCAACAAGCTCTTAAATCAAATGTATAAACACTTCTTTTCCCTATCCATTTATCGTTTACCCACTTCCAAAGTATATTGTTTGAATCTAAAAAATCGTATTTATTTTCTTCTGTGCATATTTTAGATGCTAATGTATTTGTTTTCATAATTGATTAGTTGCTTTTTTATATGCATGAATAAGTTTTTTAATTTCTCCTATATTTCTAGGCAATGCAATCTTAACATCTTTGCCTGTTTTCTTAAAAATGTATAGCTCTACCATTTCTATCATTTCGCCGTATGTTGGTTGATTAGTAGACATAGTAGTTTCCTTTGTTTGGGTTATCTAAATTGTAAGTAACATTATATCGTATTGCGTCTATTGCGTGGTTGTAATCGTCAATATATAATTTACTACCTTTGTTTAGATAAGCATAGTTGTTTAATTCTTTTGCAATGTTAGTGCTATTTTCGTCAACTATTATATCAAAGTCAAGCATTAAAGTAATACCACTTTCAATAGTTCCTTTTTTAATCGGTTCAATGTTTAAACCTTTATGTCTTAAATCAACTATTAATCTATCTTCAGCAGAATCTGCAATAATCAAACCTTTACCAACTACATTACTACAAATAGTAGCAAGTTGTTCCATTCTTAACCCATTTTGATATAAATGCTCTTTTACGTAAATCTTTTTATGGTTTTTATCAATAGCAACTTCAACGAGTGTATCAGGGTCAATACTAAAACCGAAGTCTAGACCAAATGAAGTAGGCAAATTATTAGGATTAAATTTCCCAAAACTCCAATTGTTAAACACTACTCCCTCTGCTTTATCTAACCAACC